CGTAGGCAATGTTCTGGTGAAGTCTTGCTACTATAACTGTGGCAGCGAGAAGATAACAAAAGCGCAATGGTATGACCGCAAGTATAGCGTGCCGCCGCATTATGTTTGCCCAATAAGGTTTGCAGACGCATGATTGATCCGTTTACAGCATTCGCAGCAGCGCAGACCGCCGTATCCGCTATCAAAAAGGGTATCCAGCTCGGCAAGGACATTGGCGGCATATCCAATGACTTGGCTAAATTTGCTGGCGCGTTTTCAGACTTAGAGTTTGCGCATAAGTCGGCGGAAAACCAGCCGTGGTACGCCGTGCTGTTTGGCGGCAGTGGACCCAGTGCAATGGACATATTTGCCAAGAAGAAACAGGCGGAGGCTCTGCGTGCGGATATTAAGCAATATATTCAGTTCGGCTACGGCCAGTCGGCTTGGCAAGAACTCCTGCGCATCGAAGCTCAAGTGCGCAAGGATCGTCAGAAAACTCTATATCGTAAGGCGGAAATCAAGCAGGCAATTATCGAGTGGACTTTGGGCATCTTGGTGGTGGTATCAGGCGTTGGTGTCCTCGGCGTGGGCATTTATTATCTCGGCAAAAAACAGGGGAAATGGTAGATGAAAGACGCAGAGATCATACGTCAATTCGATCAGAACATTGAGCTAATCATTGAAGGCTTGGCTGCTCGATCAGGGCGAGAGTTTCAGGAAGTTCTTTTACTTTTGCAGAAAGGTAGGAAGCTACATGGCACACACGATACTTGATAATTGGAAGGTTCTGCCGCGACTGATGATGTTCGTCACAACAGTTATGTATATACGCTGTTTAGAATGGGCAATGGGTCAGCCAGACTTGTCAGTAAGTCAGGCAGGACTGATCTCAGTGGTCACTGGTACTTTCACGGCAGCCTTTTCCATCTGGATGGGTAAGGAAAGCAAAACGAGCGTGACCAACACTGGTTCAAGCTCAAAAGTCGAGTATGAGGTGAGACAATGAGCTTTCTCAGCGATCTGATAGCGCCAGCCACCGAGTTGGCAGGCAAGTTCATCCAAGACAAAGACCAGGCCGCACGGCTGGCGCATGAATTAAGCACAATGGCCGACAAGCACGCTCAGGAAGCCATGCTTGCGCAGATCGAGGTCAACAAGGCTGAAGCGGCAAGTGGATCGGTATTTAAGGGTGGTTGGCGTCCGTTTATCGGATGGGTTTGCGGCGCTGCGTTTGCATACCACTTTGTCTTGCAGCCATTCATCGTCTTCGGCGTCACCGTTGCTGGGGTCGAGATACCGGAGCTGCCTACATTTGATATGGGCAGCCTGATGACAGTTATGATGGGGATGCTCGGCCTGGGCGGTCTCCGCAGCTACGAAAAGAAACAGGGGCTAACGAAATGAGCAAGGCAATGGCAACGCTCCAAGCTAAAATCGGCGCAAAAGCTGATGGCGAGTTTGGTCCGAATACTGCGAGAGCAATCGCAAAACACTTCAACCTATCCCCGAAGCGTGGCGCTCACTTGATGGGTCAGGCATCGCACGAAAGCGGAGGCTTCAAGCGCACCCGTGAGAGCCTGTATTACAGCACGCCAGAACGCATCCAAGCTGTCTGGCCATCTCGCTTTCCAACCGTTGAGGACGCGGAGCCGTATGCACGCAACCCGGCGGGGCTTGCTGGCAAGGTCTACGCTGGCCGCATGGGCAATGAGAATGAAGCGCAGGCCAGCCTGTACATTGGTCGGGGATTTCTTCAGTTGACCGGGCGCAATAATTATCGGGCGTTTGCGTCTGACATGGGCGTGCCGAAGGTTATGACTGACCCAGACTTGGTGGCTGACGAATATGCCTTTGAGACTGCGCTGTGGTTCTTCAATAAGAATGGATTGTTTGCCATTGCCGACTGGGGTGTGACGGATGACGCCATCAAGCAGATCACGCGCAGGGTGAACGGCGGCTATCACGGGCTGGATGATCGAAGCAACCAGAGCAAGAAAATCCACACCTGGCTTTTAACTTAGTCCGGTTAGCTAAGTGGCCAGGCAAGATCAGAAGGCCAGTGCATCGGTGGGTAGGGCCGGAGAGCATTTAGCTCTCGCCTACTTGTCGCTCGCTGGTTACTCTTGCACGCTCTGCCAGATCAAAGATCACGATGCGTATATACAGACGGATACACAGACGTTGACCTTGCAGGTGAAGACCGCCAGCAAGACACACAAGACTACTAATAGATACGCATTCCACACACCCAAAAAGAACGTAGGCGTGTCAGACGTGTTTGCGTTTGTGGCAATTGATTTGGGCGCCGTGGTCTTCCGCCGGGGAGACGATCTGACCTCCGTTACAACATACATTTCTCCAAAGGAATTCCTGAACGAAAAGCAGTCAATGCAAAAAACATTCGACAGCTTTAAATAATCGCTTGTGACCGAGTGCGGCTTTGATTACAAAGTTCAAGTGGGTGGCTATCATCACAAGATAAAATCGACTTACCACGGGAATGGTGGTTGTTTAGCCTAGTGTGACGTTGCTACCAAAAAGCGCCACCTTTTTAATCTCAACGGCCACCCACACGACTTCAGAATATAATGCCCACCAGCGCCATCAAGCCAGCGCCGCATATGAAGCCAATGGCGCATCCAAGTGCGCCTGCAATGTGCAATTTGCGCTCCAGCTCTTCGTCATTCATCTAAACTCTCCGATAATTTCATGTGATGCTTATTAGCGTAGGTGTGGATTCGGTGACAATTTGAACATAAAATATGACACTTTTCGATTTCAGCTTTTATATTCTTTATTACCCCCTTTTTAACAAGCTGAGACACAGTTTTGACTTTTTGGGACGGTTCAATGTGGTTAAATTCAAGTGCAACTGGATGCTCATTAAATCCACAACGACTACAACCCTTGTTCATTTTGTAATTATCCACATATGCCTTGGCCAACGCCACTCTAACCACCTCCAATTGCCTAGGGCGCGTTCTCATCACACATCCTCCTCAAAACAGTTGTTCAACGGCTGAATAGGCTGCTTGCTGAACACCCAGCGCCACTGCGGCTTAGTGTAGCCAGGAACATCAACAAAATCGCGCACTCGGTACAGCTTGCCAGCGTCCGCCATGTTGTTGAGATAGCTTGAGGTGCGCGCAATGCTGTCACCGAGCATACCGGCGCCCTCAGAGGCCGTAATGCGCTGGTCATAACGCAACATGCGGAAAAGATGCTCACCCTGCTCTATGCCGTGCTGGCGGCGTCTCTCGGCCAGCTCAACGGCGCTGGGGTGCATAGTTGACTTGCGAGCCTGCATAGACGGCAACGGTTCACGGTTGCCCAGCTTGTGCTGCAACTTCTCAAACTCAAGAAGGCAGTGACCGTAAGTGATCTCATAGCGTTCACGCTTGTCCTTCACGCCCTCAAGGCTGGCCTTCAGTCTGGCTTCGGCAGATCGCTGATCGCGGACTTTAGCTTCTCTAGCAGCGCGCTTTGCTCTTGCAGCCTCTGCTGCAACGCTGGCCTCATGGCTGTCTTCGGTTCCGACAGCAGGATTGAGTTCACTCTTTCCAGCCGTTTTATATATTGCATTATGAGGTCCATATTCACGACGTTTCCTTTTCAGTTTGATGTTAAGTTTGCTGGTGATCCGGCTGATCGTACCAGGCGTGACACGCAGAAAGTCTGCGATTTCAATTTGTGACATATCCATTTCGGCGCACTGGATCACTTGGTCGGTTAATTTTTTTGCGTTGCTCATTCGTTTTCCTCCAGTGGCTCAATTTTACCGTCACCATTGCAATTATCGCAAGTTTCAATCTCGCATCCAAAATCGCCGTGCCAAGTTGAGCTTTGACGAACCCAAACATCGCGCTCAACGGTGCCTTCGCCGCTGCATTCGGGGCATTTAATCAAATTATTCATATGAAGTGTCCACAAAGTCAGAGGCGTTCATGGCCCACAAGATAAAGTTGGGTTTGGTCAGGCCGACGCGGTTATAGACAGCAGCCTTGGCAATGCGTCCGGCGGTAAAATTGCGCTGGGCCGAGTTACCTGCGGTTTTGCTGTCAATGTTAAGGTATTCAGCAATCTCGGAGGTGGTGCAGTATTTCGTCTCACCAATGTAAGCAAAGACAGCCTTGTCGAGCTTCTGCGGCGACAATGGCTCCGGCTCCGGCTCGGGCAGCTCAATGACCTCTGCGGTGGTCTCAGGCTGCGGGAACTTAACGCCGTTTTCAATCTTGATCGCCATCCAAGGCGTCGAGCTGGCCTTGTCAGAGTAATTGGGAATCAAGACAACATTGATGCTATCGCCAGCATTAACTGTGTGGCCCTCGATAACACCCGCTGGGATAAACACGCCCTCAGTGGTCTCTGGGTCATAAGCAAACGCAAAGCCGTGAAAGTGGACGTTGGTTACGATGATTGATTTAGTGTGCATAACAGATTTCCTTTGTTTTACTTTCTGTAACTCTTCATCACATATTGTAATGATATGTGCAATAGCTATTTTTCGCTTGCACTGATATTTATTTAATATTAAGCAGGAGGGGCAAACATAGGAGGGTCCGATGGATCACAAGCAGTTGATAGGTTTTACCCAGGCCCAGAAGGAAGCCATCGCAGAAGCGGCGCGCCGATCTGGGCTATCTTTTACAGCATTCGTGCGCAGTTCCGCTGTAGCAAGGGCGGCTGATGCTGGCATTGAAGTTACGCAGCCGCAGCCGGACTGATGGTCAACGGGCGCAATAAGGGCGCAAATTTTGAGCGCGAGACAGCCAGCGCCTTACGCGATGAACTCGGCATAGGCTTTAAGCGCAATCTAATTCAGTATCAGGAAGCCGATCACGGTGACTTGACGCCTGATGATCCGGCATTCCCGTTTACCTTGGAGCTAAAGCGTTACAAGGACGGCCCAATCGGCGGCTCAATAGGCTGGTGGGAGCAAGTCAAAACCGC